GGAACATGGGTGAGGGTGTGAAATGCCTGAAACTAAGATTACATTCGGAGAGTGGTTGCCAGATCAACCAGGCATCGCTGGTGCGCTTCAAGCCGCATACAACGTCTATCCTCAGCAGATTGGATATGGCCCTATCCCGAGCCTGACCGACTACTCGAACTCGGCCTCTGAGAACCTGACTCGCGTCTTCTCTGGGAAGATTGCCAGTTCTTCCACGATGTTTGCCGGGGGAGCGACCAAGCTCTTCAAATACAACTCAACCAATCGAAACCTAGATGATGTGTCCAAGGTTGGCGGCTACACGGGTGGGAATTGGAGCTTTACCCAGTTCGGTGATGTGGTTCTTGCTGCGAACAACTCGCAAAAGATTCAAGCATTTACTCTCAACAGCAGTACCGCTTTCGCTGATGTTGCCGCCGCTGCTCCGGTTTGTAAGTATCTGACTGTTGTTCGTGACTTCGTGGTCGCGGCAAACATCTCGTCTTATCCGAACCGAGTCCAATGGTCTGACATCAACGACGAAACCGATTGGACTTCCGGTGGCGCTTCTCAGTCTGACTTCCAGGATGTCCCTGATGGTGGGGATATTCAGGGGATAACAGGTGGAGAGTTCGGGCTTGTTTTACTGGAGAAGGCGATAGTTCGGATTAGCTATGTTGGCTCACCGCTTTACTTTCAATTCGACACCATCTCCCGCGAGATCGGGTGCTATGAGCCTGGCTCTGTGACCCAGTACGGGAATATGACCTTCTTCCTGTCTGATGACGGGTTCTATATGTGTGACGGTCAAAGAGTCACGCCTATTGGAGCTGAGAAGGTTGATCGCTGGTTCTGGGATGATCTGTCTCCCTCGTACACGAAGTTCAGCGCCGCGATTGATCCCATCAAAAAGGTGGTGATCTGGTGCTATCAGAACACCAATGCAGGCTATTCGCTCCTGGTTTACAACTGGCAGCTCAATCGCTGGTCTTACGGAGCAACTGCGGCCTCTTACATTTCTTCGGCAGCAACTTCTGCTGTGACTCTTGAGGGTCTTGATCTGTTCTCGGCATCGATTGATGCGCTGGGCGTGTCTTTGGATGCTCGTCAATGGCTGGGCGGGCGGTTGGTATTTGCAGGAATCAGAGATGCCAAGATCGTCACCTTTGAGGGACAGCCTATGTCTGCCTTCATTGAGACTGGCGATCTTTCCTCCATCGCGAGCATCATCACCTTGGCGCGTCCCCAGATTGATAACGGGTCTGCGACTGTGGCGGTTGCCTCTCGTGAGATGCTTGACGATGACATCATCTACTCGACAGCAGTTGCCGCGAGTAATGAGAACCGAGTCTCTCTGAGAAGCTCCGGCAAGTACCATCGCGTGAAGGTTGTTCCTACTGGCAACTGGACAACGATGGCCGGGGTTGATGTGAACATTGTCGGGAGGGGCCGTCGATGATGTTTCGTGTTCTTCCCCCGTTTGGCGCTGATCCTCGAGGCATTTCCGAGGTAGTCAATGGGCTGATGAATGGCAAGTCCAACAACACGGGGACTGTCACTCTCGCCACGGGTGGGGCATTGACCACGACTCTCTACGACGAGCGGATCAGCACAGACACGAAGATCATTCTGCTCCCGTTCTCTGCTGCGGCTTATGCCGATCAACTGCCTTTCGGAGCGTTCCAGGACTCCACAGATCAGACTGCGGCATCGACCACAGCGGCGTATGCGGTCACCCTGAACACGACTGATTACTCAAACGGGATCACGGTCTCCAACAGTTCTCGGGTCAACTTCAAGAATCCTGGGACATATAACATCCAGTTCTCGCTCCAATTCGCAAATGCCGACTCACAGATTCAGGACGTTGACATCTGGTTCAGGAAGAACGGGACTGATGTAGCCGGGAGTAACAGTCGGTATTCAATCCCAAATAAGCATGGCAGCATCAACGGTCATCTGATCGCTGCTCTGAATTACTTTATTGAGTTGGCGGCGAATGACTACATGGAGATCATGTGGGCAACAACCTCAACAATGGTGACGCTTGAACAGCTCCCAACTCAAACAAGCCCTACCCGTCCGGCGACTCCGAGCGCAATCGTTACGGCCCAATGTGTCTCTATGGCGAGCATTGCAAATGTGTACGTTTCATCGCAGACTCAGGGATCGGCAACTATCAGCCATTACGCTAATTCCACAGCCGATAAGACCTTTGCTTACATTTTGGTGGGATGATGGAAGCACGATTGATTTCCCCGAACGATCTGCGACAATGGTGGGGATTCGTCAGACCAGGGCTGCTGCAAATCCTGCACAAGACCCCGGAACATTGGATACCCGAGGATGTCTACACAGACTGTTTTAACGGGAAATCAATGCTCTGGGTCGGCCTGGTCGATGCAAGGCCAGTCGGGTTCATGGTTCTCCAGCCCCGAAAAAACGCGCTCCATGTGTGGTGTGCGTACCTTTCCGAAGTCGGGTACTTCGATGCAGGCTGGCAACATCTCATGAACATCGCTCAACAAGGTGATGCTCAACGCATCACATTCGAATCTTGGCGACCTGGTTGGGCCAGAAAAGCCAAACAACTAGGTTTTAAGCCCCGTTCGTGGGCGCTGGAGGTCTAAATGGGTGGCGGTGGAAATACAGTAACGAGGACTGAACTCGACCCGAATATCGCGCCATACGTTACCTATGGCTTGAGCGAGGCGCAGCGGCTTTATGCCACTCCCACGCCTCAGTATTATCCCGGACAGACCTACATTGGCCCGAGCCAACAGACGCAAGCTGCACTCGCGGCGGCTCAGACTCGCGCCCTGGCCGGAAGTCCTCTGACGAGTCAGGCTCAGGGTACTGTTTCGGCTCTGATGCAGGCTCAAAACCCCGCGACAGGGGCTTATCAACAGCTCTATAACACCGCATCTCGTGATCCTTCTTTGGGTTTTTACGAGTCTCTGCGTGCTGGTCAGTTTGAGAATCCTGCGATGCAGGGCACTCAAGCGGTGGCTGAGGGTCAGTTCTTGGGGCTAAACCCGTTCTTCCAGCAGGCATTTGATCCTGCCGCCCAACGCGCTCAACAGCAGTATATGGACGCGATCCGTCAGGTTCAGTCCACCGCTTCGAGGGCTGGTCGGTATGGTTCAGGTGCTGCTCAGGAGCTTCAGGATCGCGCTGCGGCTCAGTTTGCCCAGGCTCTGACGGGTACGGCTGGACAGTTGGCATACCAGGGTTACGGTATGGAGCGTGGCCTCCAAGAGCAGGCCCGTCAGCAACTCGCCGGATTGGGTCAGCAGGCTCTGGCAACTCGCTTGACTGGTGCTGGTGCGCTGAGTCAAGAGGCTCAACAAGCCTTCCAGAACCAACTCGCCGCCGCTGGTGGGGTTGGGACTCTTGCCGCTCAGGACTTGGCCCGTCAAATGGGCGCGGCTCAGTTGGCTCCCGCGCTGGCCGAGGCTGAATATCAAGACATCAACAAGCTGCTTCAGACGGGTCAAGCTGCCGAGCAGTACCAACAGGCTGCTCTTGAGGCTGATATTCAGCGATTCAACTTCCTTCAGAACCTTCCGTCTGCGAAACTTCAGCAGTTCCTGTCGGCGGCTTATGGCTCACCGATGGGCGGGATTCAGGTCAGTCCGACCTATCGTAATCCCCTAGCTGGTGCAGCGGGTGGAGCGATTCTTGGTCAGGCTCTTGGTGGTGGTGCTACGGGTACTGCTGCCGGGGCACTCCTTGGAGGGCTACTGGGATGAGCGGAGCAGAGCCAATCATCGCGGCTGAGGCTGCGGCTGCTATCGGTGCTACTGAGGCGGCTGCTGCTACTGCGGCGGCGGCTGAGGCTGCTGCGGCAACGGCTGCGGCTGCTGAGGCTGCAACTGCAATGCAGGCGGCACAAACCGCTGCGACTGCCGCAAACACCGCGAGTCCCTTCCTTACTGGTGGCATTGAACAAGCTGCCGCTGAGGGGATGAGAGGTTACGCGACTCAAGCGATGGCTGGGCTTCCTCCTCCTGGTACTTTTGAGCTTACTGGCAGTCTGATGCCTGGGGTAAACCCTGCTGTGATCGCTCCTGGTGTCGGAAAGGCTGCGACTGGTCTGACGATGATGCAAGGAATCCAGGCCGCTCGTGCAATTGGTGCAATGCAACCACGTCAACAGACAACTGTGGGGATGCAGATGCGCCGTGGACAACCTGTGAACATGATGCAGCCTGCTTCACTCTTAGAGCAGAAGAGAAAGCGCAACCAGATCATTTCTCTGCTGTGAGGTAAATATGGACGAACTACTCGCACGGCTTTTCGGGAATCAACCCTCCTTTGCACCTCAGTTGCTAGGAGAGGATCAAGCCCGACTCCTTCAACAGCAGGCACAACAGCAAGGACTCTTGAATGTTGGTCTATCCCTACTTGCTGGGGCTGGGCCTAGCCCTCAGCGTCGCGGTGTGGGTGAGCTTCTCGCGCAGGGTGTAATGGCTGGTCAGCAGGCTTACGCCGGAGCGTATGACCGCGCTGTCCGTGATCGGATGATGCAAGAGCAACTGGCAGAGCGTCAGCAGGCTCGAGCAGAGCAGCAAGCCGCGCAAGCTCTATTGCCGCAGATTCTGCGTCCTGGCGCAACCCAAGAAATCTATGGTGAAGACATCATGGGTCAGCGGGTTGGCGAAGGCGTGCGGGTCGGTCAACCGCAGATCGACAT